AGACGACAGGGCAATAGTTCTTCCAAAGGTGTTGGCCTCGTAAGAAAATAAACCACCCGCGTTTAAAAAAGCCTTAGCAATATTTAGTTTTACAGTGCTCTGCTTAAAAGCGGCCCCAACAGTTACGTTCATAGACACATATACTGGGACGTATGTAGGCTGAACAATAGTTAATGTAGTTCCTACAGGTATTTTATCAGATAGATACTCTTGAACATTGCTTTGAAGTTCTGTCCAAGTAGATGTTGGAGATCCGCTTGTAATTCCTGGAGTATTAGTTCCATCATTTTGAGTCTGCACATACAAGGTTACAGAGCTGTAAACAGAAGATATTGCTTTAGCTCTACCAATTTGTGGAGTTTGATTTGCTAAAAATTCGTAGTCTTCTAGAGTTACTGCACGTCTACGGGCAGAGATTGCAGACTTAATTTTTGCGCGAAGCTGGTCTGTAGTATCAGCATTTGCGCCACCAACAGATGAAGCATCGTTTGTTACAGTCAGATAAGAAACTGATTCAGGATCTATATTTCCTGGAATAAAGGTAACTTCAGTGATAGCGCTAGATATCACGTTTCCTGAAGCACCGACGCTTGTTTTATACGTCGCGCTTATAAGTTGCCCTGTAGGGGGAACTGAGCCATTAACTCCGTCTCCAAATATAACGGTTAAACTTCCGTCCTCATTTTGAGAGGTTGTAAATACTAAGTCTGCTGGGCCGTACTCAGAAAGAGTATCTACGTAAGACCAGGCAGCAAATGCTGCTCCCTGACCAACGTACACGGTAAGAGAGTCATCAACAATCCCAAAGTCAGAGATTGTAATTTCTTGGCTTGGTTCACCTGTAGATGACCCAAGACTTGACGGTAACGGTTTGTTATTTACCGGGTTAATTAAGTCTGGTCGATCGGTGTTTACTGTTTTACCCTCTTTTGCTGTAAGGGTAATTGTTGCAGCCGCTGCAAGCTGAGTTGCAGATTGGGTAGTTTCAAAATAAACTTCCGTGTATGGGCCATAAGTTAGGGGGGCCATTACTTGAGTTCCTGTAGGAATATCTATAGGAGCATCGCTTGTATTTGTAAAAAGGACGCTTACTGTTGAGGGAGTAGGGCCAGAAGGCTTATACCCGTACAAAGAAGCAAAATTTAAAAGAGTCTCTCGTTTTACTGCAGTGTCCACTGAAGTTTCATTAGCCACTCTGTCTAGATAGTAAGACATTATGTCTCCCATATAGGCAAATGCTTCTACAAGAACTGACCCTAGGTCGGAAGGATCTGAGGCATCCCAATTTTTATCTGTGCGTGCACTAATTAAGTTTACTAGGTCAGACTTCAGGGCAGCAAAATCTCTAGAAGTATAGTCAATCTGTATTTCGTTTGCCATATTACCTAACCGCCGTTACTGTTCCGTCAGAACTGAATATTGCACTACTTACGTCTAAGGTCTTTATTGTACTATCTGGGAGGATTACCGTAATAGTTACTTGAGCTTGTCCGCCGTATTCTGGGAGCACGGTAGAAATGCTGCTTATCTTAATCTCTGGTAGCCAGACTGTTACTGCCGTGCTTACCGCTTGCTTTATAGAAGTGTCTAAAACGTTTTCATTTTCAAATAGGGCCCGCATAAGGTCTGTGCCGTAGGATGTAAGCATTGGTCGCTGCCCTACGTTTGTAGATAGTAAGGTCAATAAACGATCTAACCAAATCTTATTAGCTTGTTCGGTAGCTTCTGTGGCACCAACTGGGTCTAAACTATATGGGTAGTTTATAGCGCGGCTCATTACACTCCTATCCATACTGGGTATTCAGGGTCTCCCGCAACAAACATAACCCAGACTAGCTGCCCGACTTTAGGTACAAGTCGATGAGGGGTATGCTCAGCCGTAGCGTTGGTTTCCTGTGCGTCATTCCAACGTTGGGTAGTATTAGCCGCGGTTTTACGTGGGTGTTTAAGGGTACCAGCACCCGCCTTAGCCACGATAGTCAACGCAGGCACAGTCTCAGTATCTCCTCTAGAGTCGGTTACTGATACGGGCGTAGTAGTCAATAGGGCAGCAATTGCTGAGGCTGTGTGCTCTTGATGGTCAGGATGATTAGCTACGTTTGTTATTGGTTGGCAAGACCTAGCCCAACCAGATACTTCTTGACCAGTCGATTGTTGGACCTTTACTTTAATTCTATTTTTCTTTAGGGGGTCGTTTATATCTACGACCTTAGCCTCGTATATGCCAAAAAACCTAAATCGACCTGTGGGATCCATCCCATAGTCTTGGTCTCTTGTTGTCCACCCTCTACTTGTATTCATTAATAAACTCCAGTCTTGCCATAGGCAGCCCAAGTAACTGGACGCTTAATAATAGAAAAGTCTGGGGCAGCGTCCTCACCAAGATCATTATAAGGCTTAGAGACCGCAGAGCTTGGAGCTGTAATTCCGTAGTCAGGTTCTAAAATAGAGTTGTTTACTGAAAATGAGTAATCTTGAAGTTTAGATAGGGCCGGTGATATAGCCTGACCTGAAAGCTCTCCAGATACGTCTCTTACAGGAATAGCTTTATAGGCGTCTGGATTAGTCTGTCCTAAAATGTCTGTTCCAACTTCTAGCTTCATCATATATCTTGCTGGGATTCCACCAAATATATGCGTAACTGAAAGGACAGTCCAGTATCCAGACATGCCATCTGGCAGCCCATCTAAGTAGATAGGCTCATAAGGTTTAACTAGGCAGTCTCCAATTAAGTTTACGTTTGCTCTATACGCATATCTTTGGGCGTCAGCAAAGTCATTAGCAATATACTTACTCTCTGTAAGAGTAGTAGCTACCTCAAAAACGTTATGCTTGTTAAAGGCCGCTTTAGAAGCTCCGCTATTCTTTTTATTTACTTTAGAGTATCTAGACTCGCTCATTGTAAGGCCTCCCAAGCTTTAAACTCAGCAGAGGTTTCTTCAGTTACAACAACGCCCTTATCCTCAAAGCTAAAATCTTTAAGTTTATGCTTTGTTTCAATAACTGTGCCCGTCTTTTCGTTATAGCCGGTCACAATTCTGTCTACTCTTGAGCCAAGCTCTGGAGATTCATCTGAAACTATTGGGTCAAACGAAACAACGCTGCCCATTGCTCTTTCAAGACGAGTAACCGCCCCACCAAGCTCTTTATCTACATAGTTAAAGTATGGGGCTTGATCCTTCTTATTCGCATAGATCTTATTTTTAGACACAAAGATAATGGTCGTATTCTCAACTCTTAGGGCAAACCCAGTCTGCTTAGCGAGTCGACGTAGTAGTTGCCAGTCACTTTGACCAGCTTGAACCACAGTTTTTCTTACTCGAGGGTGCCTCTGGGTAACAGCTTTCATCCCATACTTAGCAGCAATCTTTGTAACTACCTGATCTGCGGTAACATTCTTATAAATTTTCTGATCTGTATTCTTTAGTAGGTATGATGAGGCTACGCATAGAATATTTGTATTTTGAGCGTCTGATTCATTTATAGGCTCGACTGAGTATACATACCCATAGAATGTCTGTTTTATATTATTTGTACTATATATGAACTGAACTGGGTCGCCTGAAGAGATAGCTGTGCCGTCAGAGTAAGGCTTGCCTTTAAAATGCAGCATAAGTCGATCATGCTGGTCTCTGTCTTGGTACATCTCCGCGCCTATTAAGATAAGCTCAAATCCAGGAGTCTTAGGAAAAGAGACCTTGTACGAGTTGTACTCAGCGCTAGATTCCCAGGGGAAAAATTTTCTAGGCCCATTAGTTAGCATATGGCACCTTTATCACCGTACCTGGCTCTATAGAAAATGGGTCAGAGATTAATTGGTTAATCTCTAAAATTTGCCACCAATACTTAGAATGGCCTATAAAATTTTTAGCAATCTCCCCTAAGGAATCCCCATCTTTCCATACATAGTCAATGTACTTATAGGTAACGTCATTTGGAAAATCTCTAAATACAGAGATAGTATATTCACCCGTGTACTTGTGCTTAACCTGAGCAAGAGGCCCGTCATAATACCTAGATACTCTTTCAATCATGGGGTTGTCGCTCCTGTACTTGCAGTTTTACTTGCGTTTGGATCAGCATTATTGGCTTTAGCGTCTTCTTTGTTCTTAGCCTTTAAGAACTCATCAACTGCTGCCC